TTTTTATACTATTTTACAAAATATAGTTGCTATATCCAATAACTTGTAACGGAATTGCTGGAATCATTCCACGAATATCTTGAATTTGGATTGCTGTAAACTTTACACGAAATGGAAGAATTTCTTTTATTTCAATAAGTCTTTGTGGGTCTTTTATAGTTATTGTTGAGTAGTCAATTGGTTTTATTGAATTTGTTTTATTGTTTAAGTCATCTATGATTATTGCTGTTGCCATTAATCTGTTACATCTTCAAGAATCTTCATGCTACCCTGGCAAACTGTCCAGACTCTTGTTTGGTCAGATAACTGAATATCAAAAATGTCTCCTGTTTCAAGTTGTACAGACTCTGCTGCTGAGAGCCAAACAGTAAACTCTCCAACTAAATCATCATCGTCTGCTCTTGGATGCAAATGCATAACAACTGTGGCATCATCTGTAATTACTCCAAGATCAACAGTATTATTTGGACGCTTAATTTTCATAGCAATAGTCCAATCAGGGATATTAAGAGGTTGCTTTGCATCATCAGTTGCATAAACTCTAAAACCAGAGGTATCTCCACGAACTACTGTCCAAATAACTGTAGGTGGTTTATTTCCAATATCATATGATGAAGCAGATCCTCTTGTAGTAGCCATTAAATTATTATATCACTATTAGGCTAATCCAGCCTTAAGTGCCCCCCAAGTTCCGTTACCCTTTGCCTCTACAATAATCACACCATTTTCATCTGCATGTGCAACTATTCCAACTGCCCCACCATTTGGTGTATTTGAAAGTCCTCCAGAACTTCCAACATATAAAACATCTCCTGCTGAATAACCACTTGAAAGATTTATATTTTCAAGTACTCCAGCAACAACAACAATTCCATCAGATCCACTAGCAATAGATGTTTTTGTTAATCCTAAGATAGGTTTTGTAGTTGTTGGTAATGCTTTAGCAATTGTTGTTTTATTATTATATCCCGTTGCATAAACTGGAGTTCCTGCTGGTAAAAATTCTCCACTATTATTTAATACACCAAGTTGAAATTGTGATAACCCAAGTGGTGGAAGAATAACTAAGAGTCTTCTAACTAAATCATGTATGTCTGTATGTACATTCACTGGGTCTGATGCTTTTGGGAATGGTAAATTAAACAATCCATCATCTGTATTTCCTGTAGCCATAGTAATTTTATTATACCATGTCATAAAGTTGACTTTTAGGTAAATTTTGTGTTATACTTAGTTTAGACACCTACAAGGGTGTTATTGTTTTCTAAGGAGGAAACTATGATTAAATTTATCGAAAGAAACAAAGAGATCATTAGCACACTCAGTCTAGTCGCATTATTTGCGGTATTTTCTAATGCTGCTAATGCTGCAACAATTAATAACCATTTAAGTCCCGAACAGGCTCAGAACTCGAAAACTACCTCGCAAGAGGTTTTTTTGGTTTCTACGGAGGAAAAATTAAAGAGTTTTGAAAATAAAGCAACTCTGACCGATCTAGAACTAAAAGAACTTCTTTCACTTGTTGGTTTTAAAGGCTCTAACCTAGTTGAGGCTTGGGCGGTAGCAAAGAAAGAAACTAATGGAACACCTACAAGAGTTAACCCAAATGCAAAAACTGGAGATAACTCATGGGGATTATTTCAAATTAATATGATTGGCATTCTTGGACCAGATCGTCGCACCAAGTTTGACCTTGTTACCAACTCTGATTTGATTAACCCAGTAATTAATGCTCAGGTAGCATTTTATATGTCTGACGGAGGAAAAGATTGGTCATCTTGGCATGGTCTAACTCCACGTACAAGATACTGGATGACACAATTTCCTAACTAAAAAATAAAATAAAATAACACCCATAGGGTTATTCTAAATGAATAATTTTATGGGTGTTATTATTTTAATGAAGCCAACTTACTACAGCATACCTAAATCCATCTGTAACCTTTTTTACAGAGTGGTTATATACATAATTTGATGGAAATATCAGTAGTTCATTTGCTCTTGGTTTATATTCAAGTCCAAATCTTTCAAATGTTATTTCTCCACCAACATAGTCATCATTAGCATAATACACAGTTGACATTCTTCTTAAATAGGTTTGATTATCATCTTGATGATTATGAAAAAAATGATTTTGACCATATCTTAAAATATTATAGTAATCATGCCATACAGTTTGAAGATCAAACATTCTCTTATAATCTTCCTCAAATGGTGTAAGTGCAGTATATAGTCTATTACCTACATTATTTTGAAATGCCTCTAATGGTGTTGAATGATCTTCATGTAAAATTTTTGATTGTTCATACCCGACAGAATATGCTTGCAAACTTCTAATATTATGATCAACAACATTTTGACCATCTTTTAAAATATATGGGTCATGCCAAGTAAGAGATGGAAGTCCAGAGTTCATCGCATCTTCAAAGTCAGGAACAAATGTTTCATAATTTTCCATAACATTGCTATATGCAAAAATTCCTGGTGCTAATTCTCTTTTTTCCATTACCATTTACCCAAAGGACATGTTGCTTCTTCTAATTTAACTTTTGCTGTCATAAAACAACCACATTTTTTACACTGTGATGTTAATTTTGTTAACTCTGGACATTCTTTACAAATATCTAATCTAGATTTTGCTTTTTCTGGCAAAGCCTTTGGTTTATTTGGATTCATAAGATCTAATGGTGTTGTGGATCCCATATTTTGCTTATATTTTTGCCAAGGAGTTAGTTCTTCTGACATTATTCAATCTCAAATCTTGGATTACTTTGAAAAGCAGCAATTATCCCATCTAGATGTGGACTAAATAATTGTTGTACACAGACTACTTTAGAATTTACAATAAATGCAAATATTTTTAATGAAGAGTTTTGTGTATTTGATTTAAAAGACAACTTATCCTTTTTTTTAGATGAAAATTTACCATCTAAATAATACATTCCAATTACTGGTAAATTATCTAAATCAGAAACATCTATGATTTCTGGATTATTTGATACTGCCTCAATAAAACCATCAAATCCTTTGGCATTTTCACCAATTGTTAGTGTTCCTGCTAGATCTTCTCCAACATATATTCTAATTAAATTGCTCATTAAATACCTCTTTTATTAAAGTATATCATGTCTTAGATTCTGGGCCTTCCCAAACTAACATCTTCTTAGTAAAGAAGTTATCGTAAGGCTCACAGTTGATAGAAATCTTAGTCATTTCAATATCAACAGTCTCTACAACTTGGATAGGTACCCAATCATTTTCTTCTGAAGAATATCTTTCGTATGTGGTATCAATTTCATCCGATTTAATAAATGATACAGTTCCATTCTTTCTTGCAAGAATCCAGTGTGTTCTAGAGAATAAGTCTCCATCAATATAAATAAATACATTATCAGTATGTGAATTTAGGCTAACAATTTCTGTTTCAACAATTTGTGATAGATCAATATTTCCAGCAGCAGACCAAGTTCTCCAGTCCCCAGAAAAATCTCCAAGGTTAACTGCCATAAGTTTATCTCCAACTTGTAACTCTCCTGCTGGCTTACTTGAAATTGGTTCTCCAGGAACTGTAGAAAGCATAACCTGTGTATTGAAGTTAATAGAGAATGTATTAAATGCAAATGCAGGTGCTCCAACTGGTGAACCTACTGGAGAACCTACAGGGGAACCTACAGGGGAACCTACAGGGGAACCTACAGGGGAACCAACTGGTGATACAGCAGGTACTCCACAGAAAGATCTTCCATTATTAGTTGGAGCACAGATTGTTCCACAACATGGATCCCAGTTTCCAGTCCAACTAGTTCCATAACCATCTGATCCAACATCAGTACACCAAGTACTATCATCTGGTTCACAACAAGGTGTGCATCCAACAGGAGACCCTACAGGAGAACCAACTGGTGAACCTACAGGAGAACCAACTGGTGAACCTACAGGTGTTCCTACTGGAGTTGATGTATATTGATAAATAGTCAATGCTGCTCCGCCACCAACAACAGGGGGAAAATATGTTCCTGCTGCTGGATCTTGTGCTGCAACCTTGCCGTTATTACTTGATGTTGCTCCTTGATCATTTCCATAATAATATGTAAATTCATAATTTACTCCATGTGCTGAGATTGCAGAAGCAGCAGCGGATTCTGTAAGACCTATAACATTTGGCATAATGTAGTCTGGACCTGGGCTAACACCAACAGGAGATCCTACTGGTGAGCCAACAGGCGATCCAACAGGCGATCCAACTGGAGGTGCAGAATATTGATAATAAATAAAACTAACAGAACTTTCATAATTAACTAACTCATTAGAGTTTGGAATTTGTGATGCAACTTTATTATTTAAGTTTGAATCTGATGTTGTGGTAGATGAACTTCCAGAATAAGATAAACGTGCTGATTGGATTGCTGCGATGGCCTCAGTATTAGTTAGTCCAGAAAGATTTGGAACTCTAACCATTCCTTTAGATGATGCCCATAATCCAAAATTTAGCATCTTAAACCTACGCCGTCAAATCGCCTATTAAAATCCAGGTGTTAGTATCCATTTTTGAAATCACTGCACCAGAATATTGGGCTGCTATTGATTTATTTGAAAACTTACTATTAATAGTAACACCATTTGCTCCAGCAATAGTAACAGATCCAGAACCATTTCTAATAATTTCAAATTTTTGACCAACAGCAAATGCTATAGTACTATTTGCTGGAATTGTAATTGTAACTGGATCAGCAGATGTTACAGAAATAGTTTTTCCAGCATCATCTTTAGTTACTGTATAATTTGATGTTTTTGCAATAAAATCAACTGAGTCATTAATATATCTCCACTCACCATTAAAATAGTATTGAAGTTGATTTATTGTTTCTCCACTATTTTTTTGTCTTACAAAAGCAACAATTCCATTTATTGGAGAAGGAATTGCTGCATCTCGTGCTGTTGCATTTTGAAAATTGTTTACACCAGCCTTTGCATTAGTAACAGTGTCTAAAGTTACAACAGAAGAAAATTTTTGATCTGCTGTCCAAGTATATTGAGCATTTGTATTAACTGCTCCACCAATTGCATACCAAGTATCATTTTGTTCATTATAAATATATGCAACTTTACCTTCTGAATTAATTT